GCAAGCACATAAACCGCAAAATCTGGCACCGACTCAATATTGTCAATGACAACTCGGTCGCTGAAAACATTGGCCGCAAAGATTTGGCGGTATTAATGATTAATTTAGGTTTACCACCACAAATGGTGGACACCCAGGAATTGCACGGCAAACCATTTGTTATGGGTTTAAAAATTAGACCAGCGGAAGGTAAATATCCAGCGAGAAATGAAGTGTCATTTACCGCCCCTGCCGCTAACCAGCCCACGGCTGCGCCAATGGTTGGCCGACCCACTCCACCTCCAACAGCGGCCATAGCTGCTCCACCCTGGGGATAATGTAATGGCGACCATACCACAACCGTATAACAGCACTATCGAAGCGATTTACCGAAAGTTTGAAACCAGCCATGTTGAATCAAGCCGCGCCCATTTAGGCGCAAGTATGATCGGCCGCGAGTGCAACCGGGCGCTGTGGTATGGGTTTCGCTGGGCCACCGTGCCCAATTTCCCTGGGCGCGTGCTGCGCCTATTCAAACGCGGCCACGATGAGGAGGATTATTTTATTCGTGATCTTATGTCGATTGATGTACAGGTCTGGGCAGTCGATCAAAACCAAAAACAGTTTTCCGTAAATTGGCACGGCGGCCACTTTGCTGGCTCATGTGACGGGGTGGCCAAAGGGCTGCCCGAATCACCCAACAAAGCCCATTTATTAGAGTTTAAAACTCACAATCACAAATCGTTTGCGCTGCTCAAAAAGCAAGGCGTGCGCGAATCTAAACCCGAACATTACGCCCAAATGCAAGTGTATATGCACGGCCTTGGGCTGAAACGAGCAATGTATATGGCAGTCAGTAAAGACACCGACGAACTGTATACAGAGCGTTTCAAATACAACCAGGAGGATGCTTTGGCGCTGGTCGAAAAGGCCAGGACCATTATCGCAACCGACGAGCCACCGCCTGGCATAAGCACCAGGAAAGACTTTTTTAAGTGTAAATTCTGCGACCACCAAGACGTGTGCCACCGTGACGAATTGCCCCAGGTGAATTGCCGGACGTGTATTCACGCCCATGTTGATATGGACCAGGGCGGTTGGCGCTGCCTTTTCCATGACAAAAAAATAACAACCGACGATCAGCGCCTGGGGTGCGAAAAGCATTTATACAACCATCACCTGGTTCCACATGAAATGGTGGATATGGACGCCCCTGGTAACAGCGTTAAATACAAAAAAGTCGATGGGGTCGAGTTTTATAACGGCCAGAAAACCGCTCCTGGTTATTACACCAGCGCCGAAATAAAAGCTGCACCGGCATTATTGGGCGACCCTGGAGCCGATAGTTTACGCGCCGCATTTGGTGGCGTCTTTGTGGATGGCGACGAATGATGGGTTTTAAACGATGGACCGAAAAAGAAGATCAATTTTTGCGCTTCAATTATGTGCGTTACACCAACGAAATATTAGCCAATAAAATGGAGCGATCATCTGGCGCAATAAAGGACCGGGCTGGACGGTTGGGAATTAATAAAACTGGGTCCAGAAAACGGTGGACCAAAACCGAACATAACTACCTGGCAAAAAATCGAGAAGTTTTGCCCTTTTCTGTAATCGCCAAAAAACTGGGCCGGTCCAGGGCGGCGGTTGCTAATCGTTGCACGTTGTTTTTTAACGACCCGCCAGAATTCGACATTGATTTTGATGATCTTAATAAAGCACATTTCAACCCATTTTTAACAGGAAAAATAGGACCCAAAATAAATGTTAAACAATAAAATAAAAAATGCTCCCCGGTTTCCCTGGAGTGACCAAGACACACAATTTCTTTTGGATAATTACCATTTAAAGACCGTCAAAGATATTGGTTTGATAATTAATAAACCCTCACAAGCGGTCGTATTTAAATGCCGGCGATTAGGCATTAGTAATGTCCCGTTGCAACGAGCATTGCGCGAAGGAAAATACGAACTGGCTTTAGAAATCTACAATAAAACCGGCTTCTTTTGTCATTTTTTAACCACACGATTTGGCCACGAAAAGCCTGGTTATCAATCCCGGCATTTTGGTATTTAATATGCAATTACGCGATTATCAAAAGGATTCAATTGACGCGCTGTATTCTTATTTTGAAGAGAACGCGACCGGGCACCCTATCCTAGTGCTTCCCACTGCGGCTGGCAAATCGGTGATCGCTGGCGAATTTATACGCGGATTGATGCAGCAATGGCCAGGACAAAGAGTGCTTTTATTAACCCATGTAAAAGAATTGATTTCACAAAATTATGAAAAATTAATGACGCTTTGGCCTGACGCCCCGGCGGGTATTTATTCTGCCGGGTTAAACCGACGCGATACGGACCACGATATTATTTTTGCGGGTATTCAATCGGTCCACAAACGCGCCACCGAAATTGGCCATATTGATCTAATCATTATCGACGAATGTCACCTGGTCCCCAAAAAAGGGATGGGAATGTATTTGCGATTTTTAAAAAGCATGAATGTAATTAACTCAAAAATCCGGGTGGTTGGATTAACGGCCACGCCTTACCGGCTTAACTCCGGCTCACTGATTGATGGTGACGACCGAATTTTTACCGACGTGGCTTATGACGTTGACGTGATGCAATTGGTTAACGACGGTTATTTATCTCCCCTGGTGCCAAAGGCCATGGATAACGAATTCGACCTGTCAGAAATTAACACCAGGGCGGGTGACTACAAAACGGATCAATTGCACGCGCTCACCGACAATGACGCCCTGGCAAGAATGGTATTGGTTGAAATTCTAGCCTATGGCCGCCAGCGCAAATCTTGGCTGATCTTTTGCACCGGCGTAAATCATGCCGAAAAGATGGCCGAAATTATAGCAGAGCATGGCATTACCACGGCGACAATTACCGGGGCCACGCCCACCGACGAGCGCGATTATATCCTGGAGCGATTTAAGGCCGGGCACATTCAATGCCTGACAAACTGCGACGTGCTGACGACCGGCTTTGATGCGCCAGCAATTGATATGTTGGTCTTTTTGCGCCCCACTCAAAGCCAGGGGTTATATGTGCAAATGTGCGGCCGTGGGATGCGCCTGGCTGAAAGTAAAAACGATTGCTTGGTCCTAGACTTTGGCGGCAACACTCAACGCCATGGGCCAATTAACGCGCTTAATCCACAAGGCGAACAAAAGGCAAAAGGAAGCAAGGCAACGCCACCGTCTAGGACGTGCCCGACGTGTAAAACAATAATGGCCGCCTCTTGCACTAAATGCCCCGAATGTGGCCACCGCTTCCCGCGCGATATAACCCATGACCAAACCGCAAGCACGGCCGCCTTATTGGTGGATTTGGCTTTGCCTATCGTTAAGAAACACCAATGGCATGACGTGCATGACATCACCCTATATAGGCACAAGAAGCAAGGCAAACCCGATTCCGTGCGCGTTAGTTATCACACAAGCCAGGGAAGGTTTTCAACCTGGGTTTGTCCTGGTCATGGTGGTTATGCCGCCGACAAAGCTAAAGAGTGGGTTTCTTTGCATTTCCCTTATTACGAAAACGACCTTGATACAGACTTTATTTTAGGTTGCATGAAGCACTTAGAGCAACCCAAATCTATTCGCGTCAAAGAAAGTGAAAAATACCCAAATGTGACCGATTATGACTTTTGTGAATATCGAGAAGAAATCCCTTTTTAACTTTAATAATGCTATTAGGAACGAACATTATGAGCAATAAATTAATAACAATATCTGAGTATTTAAAGACACGTTTTGAGCCTGGCTCTGCGCCTAGTGTCTACACCGTCAGACGATGGATTTTATCGGGCAAATTAGAAGCGGTAAAAATGGGCCGGGAATACTATATTGTTAATAATACCGATGTAAGTTATTCTTACCACTCACCACACGATAATTTGGTAAATCGCGTGCTTAATAGTTGAGGTTAAAATTATGCGCTATCGGGAAACAAAAGCCACTCAAAGGCTGCCAGTTAATCTTTATGAAACCACAAATGGCAAGGGCACGGGTGCTGTTTATTACCGTTATAAACACCCCACCACCAAAAAGTTTCATGGTATGGGCAAAGATAAAGTCGAAGCCATAAAGGCTGCTAAATCGTTAAATGATAAACTCATTGGCGCAACCTCCCTGGTTGATTCTGTTTTGCATCCATCCACTTCTGTCGAATCATTATGCGATAGTTACCTGGCGTTTAAGAAAAACTTAAAAGGCAAAAAGGCTTTGCAAAAAGCGTCTATTGATGAAATTCGCGGCGCGCATAAAAAGATTAAAATTTACTTTGATGGGTGGAATTGCCGCCAATTAACTACCATGGCCATATCACAATTTCTTGATGGTATTTATGACCCGGAAGAAAGCGAAGGTCACGCACGCGAGCGCGACAAAACCCGAAAAGTATTTGTGGCCACCTTGAACTATGGACAAACCAAAGGGGAATTGGACACGAACCCCGCGACGCCTTGTTTGAAAATAGGCAACCCGCCAGAAGTCGAGCGCCATAATAAAGACGGTTGGAAAATGATTTATAACGCCGCTGAACCTTGGATGCAAAAAGCCATGGACATTTGTATGTTGACCACTCAGCGCCGGGGCGACATTTGCAATATGAAAAAGGAAAACATAAAAGACGGCGTTTTGTATGTGGTCCAGGAAAAAACGCACAAACATGATACGGGTTATTTGGCCATCCAAATTACGCCAGAACTGAATGAAGCATTAACCAGGACACTGGGAAAAGATCGCGTTAATATTGTGTCGCCCTATTTAATCCACCGCAAACCCAGGGCCTACACTGAGCGCCAAAAAGCCGCTGGAATCCATTTTAGCTATATCAATAAAGACTATCTAACCAAAGAGTTTAAACGCCTACGTGACGACGTGACAGGCGCTTATGACCACTTAGCAATGGTCCAGCGTCCAGGCTTCCACCAGGGGCGTGCGTTAGCTATCCATGAACACAAAAAGCAAGGCTGCGCGCCGCAACAATTGGCCGGGCACGCCAGCGAGAAAATGACGGATAATTATGACGCCAGGCATGAGGATATAAACTGGGTTGATGCCAGCCTGGACGGGTTTAGCTTGGCTAAATTCATGGGGTAAACATGGCGAAAACGCCAGGGCTGCTTTATTAAGTGGCCTTTTTTTTGCCTATAGTTTTGCAATCTTTTTGCAATCTTTTTGCAACCCGAATTACAGGCATAAAAGACCCGTTAAGGTCCTGATTTATAACAACTATTTGGCGCGCCCTGCACGACTCGAACGCGCGACCTACGGCTTAGAAGGCATAAGCCTTTTGTGTCGTAAGTCGTTGATTGAAAAGACATTATCAAGACAATCAATAGCGGTTATACTTAGCATTTGTTAGCAAAGCATAGCAATATAATCAACAACTTAGCAATTAGTTTTGCAACCCTGCCAAGTGGTGCTTGTTACTGCCACGGCATTGTAAAGATGGCCCCGCCGCTAGTCAATAGGAATTTTAATTAATTATTTTCCACCCGCTTTTTTGGTGAATAGCTGTGTTAGCTTTTGATAACCAACAGACGCCGCAACCAGGACCGCCAAGGCTTGCTTATACCAATCGGGCATCATATCCAAAACCCTAAAACCTTGCTCTACAAAGGGCACCGCTGACGGTATAAAAGCGAGTACCAGGGGGATTGAAAAGAGCAAAGTAAACCATTCGTCTTTCCAGGATTCGCCGCTGTTTTTAGCGTGGATTTCGTCCCAGGTGCCCGACTGTTTCAATTTCTCCTGGATGGCATTATTTCGCCCCTCAATCTCCGCTTTTTTATTATCCATTTTCCCCTGGAGAAAAGTACCACCGACGCCGACCAAGGTTTTAATTAATCCAAGCATTTTAGTAGTCTCCTGATCGAATCATGTGTGTAATATCTTTCGCCCTGGCGGGTGTTTGATTTGCCCAATTGCTCATCAAAAATTCATCGGCGGCCAAATCATAATCACCATTTTTCATATGCGCCAGGCTCATTTTAAATTTCTTTAACCGGGGCAATCCTAGTTGGAAACAGATATTAATCATTGCATCTTTTCGCACGTCGTCCAATTCTGAGAACCAGGAGAAACTAATAATTAATTCCTTTTTTACCCTGGCAACATCGTTGGACAATAAAAAATCAATTTCCGAATCAGATAAACCAAGCCCACCCGCCGGGTCAATATTCCGACCCACTCCTATGGTGATCTTTTCGGCCGTGCATTTATACGCGTGGGTTTCGACGCCCTCATGCTTTCGCAACATTTCAATAATCATTGTCATTTTTAAACATCTCCATTCAAGTAAAACCAGATTGCGGCCGCCCCTGCGCCCAGGATAAAT